CGTCGATCAACAGCTTCGCACAGGCTCGCATCGCGACGGCCTTGCGGACGGTGTCTGGGATCCCCTCGTGACCGTAGTCGAAGGTGACGTAGACGGCGTTCGAGAACGTGTCCAGCTTGTATTCCTCTTCGTCCGCATCGTACAGGTTCTCGACGTCGAGGTACAGCTGCGAGACACCGCCGTTGTTCACTCGAACGTAGTAGTCGTCCCCGAGCGCATCGGACCACTCGCCGCCCTCGTACTCTGTGACCCAGTCCTCGTAGCCGTCCGGTGTTCGAACGAGTAACTCCGAGACCGCCTGGGCGTCGCGACGGTCCAGTTCGATCCGAGTGTACGACCCCTGCCATGTCTTCGGCGTCGTGGGCTCGCCGACGATGGATGCCCCGCCGGTCGGGATATCCTCCTCGTCATTACGACTCTTCGGCCCGGTCGGGAGCAGTTCGTGAGTGTCCTCGTCGGGTCGCGTAGAGACGTACCAGTGGCGCGAGAGCGTTTTCTCGAGCCACTCGGTTTGGGCCGTGATCGCGTCGACGACGATCTCGTTGTCCTCCGACTCGAGTTCGCCGGTCAGCTCAGAGTCTTGCTTCGCCCGACGGACGTCGTCGACGGTGCAGTATCCAGTGTCGGGCATGGGTTACGAGGGGTTGGCGCGGACTTCGATGCTGTACGTGACGCCGTTGCTCGACGTCACCGAGACGGCCTCGGACTGCGGGATGTCGATCGTGTAGGACTGCGGTTCCGAGAGGGTTCGCTGGTCGGCCTGATAGGTGCCAGCAGCGCCCTCGAACTCGATCGTGAGCGTGTCGTCAGCCGATGCCTCGAGGTCCTCGAGGTCGACGCAGACGACACGCTCACGAAGGCCGCTGATTAGCTCCTCGACTTCCGTAGCAGCCGCGAGGCTCTCGGAGTTCGCGAGGATGACTGTCTCGTTCCATGCGACCATGGTCAGTCCACCTTGCGGAGCGTGTACGCCGTCCCCTCCGGCACGAACGCCTCGAGGAAGATGTCTTCCGGGCCATCATCGTAGACGACGACCCGTTCGCCGTTCTCGGCACTCTCGGTCGTGATCTTCTGGGGGTCCGCCTCGAATGTCTCTGTGGAGAACGTTGTCTCGTTGTCGTGGATCGCGAGGGAGTACTCGTACTGCATCGCTTATCCCTCGATCTCGGCACGACGGACGCCGATCGCATCGTGGACGCCGGCGCGATCCTGACCCTCACGTTCGGCATCCCCGACGGCCTTGAGGCGATTGTCGAAGCGACCGCTCTCGAGTTCCTCCTCGAACTCGGGGATGGTCATCCCCTGCAGTTCCTCGACGAGCCCGTCGTCTTCGTCGGTAGTAAGGTCACTCGTCTCTGGGAGCTCTTCGGCATCCTCTACCGCCTCATCAGCGTCGGCCTTCTCGAGCGTCTCCTCGTCGGCGTACTCGAAACTGCCGACGTCGACGACCAGGTGCTCGGCCAAGCCTGCAGAGACCTCGCCCACGTCACCGGGCTCGAAGGTCACACCGCCGGTTCGATAGCGACCGCCCTCGTCAGTGTAGCGTACTGTTTCCATGGACGATCACCTTAGACGGCCGTTGTGCTGAGCGAGACGATTCCGGTGCCTGCCTCGTAGCCCCGGTACTCGTCCGCAGTCGTGTTGTACCACATCTCGCCGCCCTCGAGAAGCGCCACGGCAGGATCGGACGAGAGACGGGTAATAATTCGATTCTCCTCGAGTGCGGTTCGGACTTCTTCGTTAGTAGTAGTCATCGTCGACCTCGTTAGGCCTCGATGCCCGTGGTGAGGACCGCTGCCTCTTCGTCCTCGATCGCGAAGTCGTCACGAACCCGCATGAAGTAGCGAGCGAAGAGGTCGTTCTCGGCGACCTTGTCCGTCTCGGTGAGGACGCGAATCTCGACCTCGTCGTAGAGGGCGTAGACGAAGTTCTGCGGGTGCGTGAAGACGGCCGTGTCCTCGGGCCACGCAGCGACGCCGACGACGTCGTACGAGAACGGCGTAATGTCCTCGTCGCCGAAGATGACGGCCGAGCCCAGCGGATCCTCACGCTCGGTCAGCGCCATCCGGTACTGCTGGACCTTGTTCTCGTTCATGTAGACCACGGGCTCGAACCGATCCGAGCGCAGGTACTTGTTCGGCATCGCCTGGATCGCCTGGTCGAACAGCGACGTGTCGACCGGCTGGGCGTTGCCGTTGTCGTCCGTGTGGTCGTACGTGCTGGTGTCGGTGGAGTTCGAGAGGATCTTCAGCCAGCCGTCGTTCTGGTTGAGGAAGTTGTCCCCGCTGGACTCGTCACCGTTGATCCCGAGGTCCTGCGTGTCGACTGCGAACTGTCGGGCCAGCATGTCCAGGACGATCTCGTCGACGTTGTCGAGCGTGTCGTCGACGGACTCTCGAGAGAGGTCGTACGCGAGCGTCCCCTTCTCGACGTCGAGGCTGACGGCGTCGGTGTTGACTTCTCCCGAGCCGCTGTCACCCTCGTTTTCGTCGGCGCCGCGTCGCATGCGCTCGCCGACGCTGATGCGGGGCAGGTCCATCTGCGGCCGCGGGAGGTCCTCCGTGCGGGCCCCCTCGAGCATGGTCGCCGAGTCGACGACCTCCTGGTACCAGTCCTCGAAGAGATCCCGCGGCAGGACGCCACCGGCCATGTCGGTCGTGTCGAGCTTTTCGACTGCCTTCTCGTTCTGCGTTCGGGTAGCGTGAATCGTCATCGTTAGTTACCTCGAGCCTTCCGCGGGTCCAGCGTGAAGCCGCCGCCCTTCTCGCTCTCTTCGCTCTCGACCTTCCCGATCTGCTGCGAGTCGGTACCGGTCTGCTTCGAGATCGCGTCGATGCGCGCCTCGAGGCTCTTCGCCCACTCGGGCTTGTCTTCGCCGTCGTCGTCGAGCGCCTTCTCCTCGATCTCGTTGATGCGTTCGTCGAGGTTCTTCGCCCACTCGGGGGCATCAGCCATCGGGGCGTCGCCGGCGCCGGCGTCTTTCTCCTCGCTCTCGAGGTCGTCGATACGGTCGTTGAGAGCCTTCGCCCATTCAGGAGCGTCGGCCATCGGGTTGTCGTCGTTAGTCATGTCAGTAGAGTCTGTGTCGTCCGGCGTCTCGCCGCCGGCAGCGGATTCAAAAGGCGGTCCGTCCGTCCCTGCGCTGTCTTCCTCTTCGTCCTCATCGGGATCCGGCCAGTCTCGAGCGGTGTGCTCGGAGAGGTCGAAGGACGTATCCTCGCGATCGGTGAAGCGCGTAATCCCGTGATCGACGCCGGCGTCCTCGAGGACGTCCGCCGATGCGTCGATCGCCGCGAACAGGTTATCGCGGTTGCGGGTCGAGAGTGTGCGGCCCTCTTTGGCGATCGGGTTCACCTGCAGACCGGACGCGCCAAACATGGTCTTCGCTGCCTTCGCGTTCAGCGTGTCCATCTGCTCGACGGTGTTCCCTGTCGCTTGCTCGAGGTCGCTAACACTTCCGTAGATGCTGACGTGTGGCTCGTCCAACTGATCTGGGAAGACTTCGTTCCGCCAGTCGACGTACACGTCGCTCTTTGGGAAGTCGACGCCGATCCCAAGGACCTCGTCCTCGTAGTTTTCGGCCTCGTCCTCGGGAGCGGTGACGCGGAAGACATCTGCCTCGAAGTCGTCTGCATCTTTCTCGGCGCCGCGACCGTGGTCCGGGGCCTCGGACGTCTTCGTCGGAGTGTCGTCATCGGACCCGGCGCCTGGGAAGGCGTTGAAAGCAGCCTTCCCGATCCGCTCGAAAAAGGACTGCTTCCCTGGCTCGCCCGACCCCTCAACGTCGATCGCACTGTTGAGGGTCTCCCAGAGCTGATCGGCGTCGTCTTCCGACCAGTCTGGATTGCGTTCGAGGGCTTCCTCGACGAACCCATCGCGGTTGCCGAGGTGATCGGCTAGCCGCTTCTCGGCCTCAGCCTTCGTCTCGAGGACTTGCGCGTCGGGGACGGCAGGGATGTCGACGCTCGAGACCTCGCGGATGGTGCCGCCGGCCAATTCCCAGACGAGTTCCTCTTCATCGATCTCGTCGGGGACGTCGACGTCCTCGAGCTCCTCTTGCTCGTACGGGCCGCCCCACTGAACCGCGATCGCGCCGATGGAGAACGCCCCGAGGATGTCGTCCTTGACGAGTTGCCAGAGGTCGTCGTCGTTGAACTTCCACGACTGGATCCACGCGCCGGCCGGGGCCTCCTTGCCGCCGATCTCGGTCGCTTCGTCGAGGACCTCGTTCCGCTCGAGTTCCATCCAGTCGGAGGGCCAGACGGCGTGCATGAGGCCGCCGTCGGCCTGCCCGACCTCCATGAAGTCGCCGAACTGGTCGGCGAACCCGCGAATGGTGTCCTCGCGGGCGAAGTCGAACTGCAGGTCGACCTTGTCCGGCACCATCACGATGCCGGTGGCGATCTGCTCGTCGTCGTCCTTCGCGACGAAGTCGACGCGCTTGGTGAGCTGTTCGTCCTTCTTGTCCGTCATGTGTCAGTCC